AAGTAAATGTCACCAGCAGCAGAGTTCCCAGAACCAGCGGTCGCAACATACGCATCATTTATGTGAAGGAAAGATTGCGTCGTCAGAACCTCTGTCTGACCATTCAGAGTAACCATCTCCGAGATTTCTCTGTGGTTTGCATCAAGCCCCTCCACATAAACGGTTCTTGCTCCGGTGCCCGCAGCAGTATCGTTCGCATTGGAAGAACTGACCTTCATCTGAATGGCTGTAGCAGGAAACGGTATGACCCCCGTATATGGCCACACAGTGACACGGGTTTGGTCTACATCTGGGTTGTACCCAAAGACAACAACAGACCTGTGGCCAGTGATCTGCCCACGAGCGACCTGAAGCTCGAATGGCTCGGTAAGCCCAAACCGAGAGATGGATGAAAGCTCCCGAGCCATCCTAAGCTCCTACGTCCAGAAGATTGTCGCAGCCGTCACGTTGGTTGCAGTGGACACATAGGGGTCGCTGCTGAATAGAACTCCGGTGCCGGCGATGAAGATGTCGTATGTCCCGGCTGCTTGGAAGTCCAAGTCGATCAACGTAGTCCCGCCGTTCCCGTTGGTCAGAGTGATACGACCAGCGGCACTGACTGTGGTGACAACCTGCCTGATACGCGCGCGACCAATACTGAGAGCACCAGTGCCAGTCACGCGCTTAGAGTTTACGTCGTACTCTGACATGTCGGTTACCTATCAGCTAAGAGCAGCGCCGATGGCGGTAACCCAAGCGGAACCAGTCGAGATAACGAGGCAGTACTCGTTGTTGCCAGCGCCATTGTCATTGATGAGACGCACCTGACCAGCGTTCGCCGCAGCAGCAGCCGGTAGAGCCGAGGTCGCAACAGCGGTGAGCTTGACGAAATCGGTGACAGTTACGTCGCCGATAAAGCCGTTGGTCGAAGTGACCGGCCCAGAGAAGGTTGTGGAAGCCATAGTAGTACCCCTTGCACAAGGATTCGCCACGCAGTCTGTGCAACGTCAGGTGGGCACCCTGTCTGCGTAGCTGATGTCGCCCTGACAAAAGACTACACCAATCCAACCGCAAAAGAAAGGGGCCACCGCTTTCACGATGGCCCCAGTTTGCCGAACAGGGAGGTGTCTCCCTGTATAGCACAGATCAGACGCCCGGAGAACCGAAAATGCCGAGCGGGTCAGAAACCCCGAACGAGTAACGCTCACGCGCCTTGTACCGGACGTTCCCCGTGTCGAAGTCGCCGTCCATCGACGTGGCCATGGCAGTACGCACGAAGTGCTTCATGCCGTTGGGAACGTCGGTGGTGAGGAACCACGCATCGTTGTCCGTCAGGTAGTGGTTGACGCGATAGCCCTCAGGGATCGACCCATTGGACTTGAGCGCGTTGATGTCGTTATCGGCAGTGCCGACACGCAGTTCCGTCTCAAGGAGGCGGGTTGCAACAAACATCAGCGCCGGGGGAACGATCAGCTTGCGCGGACGAGCAGCGATCAGCAGGCCACGTTCGTCACGGAACGCAGCGATGTCGATCACAGCCTGTTCGAGCGAGGTCTCGTTCAGGTCAGCATCAGCCGCAGGACGGTTGGAGTTGGTGCTCCCAGAAACCGTCGGATGCGAAGTGCTGAAAAGGGTAACACCATCGCCCGACTGGAACGTGGTGAAACCCGTGTTCAGGAGCGAAGCCGCCTTGACCTGTTTCGTGTAGGCCATGGCGCGAGCCAGTGCCTTCGTGTAGCGGGCCGAGAGCGAATCGTACAGGTTGTCTTCCATCGCCTCTTCGGTGATGGAGAAACCCATCGCCACCGTCTCGTGCGTATAACGAGCGGTGAACGACTCCTGTGCGTTGTCGTACTGGATTGCAGAGCCTTCCGCTTTCACGGGGGCAGCCCCAAAACCAGAAAGTTTTACCTCTTCCTCGAATGAACGCTCCGAAGTTTCGGTCTCGTAGATTTCCGCATGCTCGTTCTCGTACTTTTCGTACTCAAGACCGAACAGTGCGTTAAGACCCGGAAGCAGTTCTTTGAGGGCTTGTGCGCGCGAAATAGCCATGTTTCAGCCCTCCTTACACGCCGAGAGAGTTGTAGTACGAGTGCACGCCGACGTTCAGCTTGACGATGAACTCCGGATACGCCTCGCTCTCAGTGCCGCGAACGACATCGACGATACGCACAGCGTAGGTCGCGGTCGTGACAAGGCCAGCGCCGTTGGAACCGACAAGCAGGTTCATCCCCGACACGCCGGTCGAGATGAGGCCCGCAGTGCCGAAGCCAAGCTGCGCGTTCTTGCCAATGGCACCCGGCCAGCCCGAGCCAGAAGTGCCCGAGTTGAACGTACCGAGAGCGGCGCTGCCCTTGATCTGGAACAGCGCATCGGGATCATCCATCACAAGGACATGCACGTCCGAGCCGCCGCCAGTGATGACGTTGGCAGGGAGGTAGTTGTTCCAAGTGGGTTGACCCGAGCTATCCACATAGCGGGCACCAATGCAGACGCCCATGATCCCAGCCGTAGCATCGGCAGAGGTCGCGGGAATCTTGACGGCAACGGGGGTTGCGCCGACAGCCGAGGGCTGACCGGCAGTGCTGAGTGTAACGAGGTCACCATTGAAGATCGCAGCCGAGTTGTTCGCAGCGACCTTGTATTCACGGATGACCCCGCCATTGAAAGCCTGACCGCCGATCAGATTGATCGGCTTAAGGCCGTAGGGAGTGGCGACTGTGGCCATGTCTCTCTCCTAAAACGGGGTTGAACTGAAGGCGTTACCGCCTGCCGAAGGAGGTGCGGCTCGTTCTTTCCGGCTTCATAAGAGGCATACGAGGGTCGTTCTCGCGCATGTAGTTGTTATCCACAGCCATGATTTGTGCTTGAGCTTCCTCAAGTTGGCCTTGGACACGCTCCTGCGCGTACTCTTCGGGGATGCTGCACAGCAGCAGTCCACCTACCTCGATGTTGCCTTTGAAGCGAGAATCAACGTCCGAAAGGATCTGGAGTTCAGGGAAGTCCTCTGCCTTGACAGGCGTGTAGCCCTCACGAAAACGCCGAGAGACGTTCGTGTTGTCCGACTGGCCCATGGAGGAGGTGCGAATCCAGCGGAACTTGAGTCCATCTCTGGGTTCGGGGGCCGGGATCATGGCCGAACGCTGCCACGAACGCTTACGCTCTGTAGCTTCGCGAGTCGTCTGCTGCCGTGGTGTTCTGTCAACCATTGGTACGTTCCTTGAGAAGTTGCGCCGCATACACTTCGGGTTTCAGTCCAAGCCTCCGGGCGAGCGAGACTTGGGTTGAGGTCAGTTGCACTTTGCGTGGTGTCTTTCCGCTCCTCATGGCTGGGGCGACCACGTTGCCCGCTTGACGAAGGGGTGCATCCTCAGTTTTCCCATCGTCAAAGTGTTCAGGAAAACGCCGCCTCACGGCTGCGTCTATCTGATTATAGTACTCTTTGCTGCGCGGATCAATTCCGTTGCGCACGAGCCTTTCATGCAGGCCATAAGCATAGCCCGTCATCTCAGGATCTTTTTCAAACCAGTCGTTCTTCCTTGCCCACTCCAGTGCCATGTCGTCAGGCTTCGCCGGTTGAGGCTGCGGCTGGGCGTAGGTAGGTGCCGGTGCTGGAGCGCGCTGTGCAGGCTTGTAACCATCATAGCGGATCTTCTCTGCCTGAAGTTCCGTCAGACGTTCCTGCGCCTTGATCAGTGCGTCAGAGTCGCCAGACTCATAAGCCGCCTTGTAGGCAGCACGAGCCTTGTCCATCTCCGCTTCAACGCGGCCCTTGGCTTGGTTCACTAGAACTTTTTCGCCGTCTTGCAGCGTCTTCATCAGGCGGTCGTTTTCCGCCTTGATCTGCTGCGCATAACGAAGTGCCTCCTCCTGAAGACGAGTGGCCTCTTCCTTGCGGCGGCGCTCTTCGTGGAACTCGAACCTTAGCTGCTTGATACGCTTTTGAACGCTCTCGCTGTACGACTGGATCTCATCGTCGTCAGGCACCTGAGCTTCGACGTTCTCAGGACGGCGAGGCTTGCCCCTGTCCTGATCTGGCGTATCGTCAACGACTTCGATTTCAAGTTCATTTGAACTTACTTCGTCTTCGTCGTCGTCGTCGTCGTCATACTGGTTTTCTGCTGTCTGGTTCATGCCCTGCTATACCCCCTTGGATCTTCAACAACCGCCTCAACAGTATCGTCGTTGATGAGACGAAACTCCTTCCCGTGTATCTTGACCCTCGTCCCAGAGTAGGAGCGAAAGATCACGAAATCCCCTTCCTTGCAGTAGGGGCCGTGCGGGAACTTGTTTATGTCGCTGTAGGCGTCCGGGCCGAGCTTCATTACAAAGCCGACAATCGATGCTGTCTCTTCGGCCTTCTTCAGTTCGTCAGGAAGGAGAACACCCCCATCCGTTTTCTCACTGATCTCGGGGATAGCTATGAGTACCTTGTACCCTTGAGGCTGTGGTAGCTTTGAAGCTACGCGCGCCTCAGTCGCTGTCATGTTCGTGTACATTTTCTCTCGCAGTGATTTAAGGTTCACAGTCACCTTGCGCGGTTACCCGCGAGGCTCTCCCATCGCTACATTACCAGAAAAGTTCTAGCTTTCAATGTACCTCCTCTCCAGATCCAACAATTCCTCCTCGATCATGGTCATCGCCTCGTAGCGACCAACGATCCTGTTGTACTTCTCCATGCTGTCGGCACCGCCACTAGCAAGAAATTGTTCAACGTTTTCCTTGGACTCCGCGATTCTGCGCCTGAGCAGCGCCAGCAGCGTTTCCTCCATCTCCCTTAGCAAGCTCCTTTGCTATTTCGATACCAAGCTTCGCACCTTCCTTCCGATCATCCCGCTGCGCCTTATCCAGTTCTGTGGCAAGACGTGCGCCGATGCGCGCTCCCTCACGCTGGTTCTCGGAAGAAATCCTCTGCGCTTGCAGTTCGACGTTCGCCTGCTTCGACATGGCGTCGATCTGAAGCTTTTGCGTGTCCATCTGGATCTTGTGCTGGAGTTCCATCTTCTTGAGTTGGAGTTCCTCCATCTGCATCCGCACCACAGGATCTTGCATCTGCTGCTGTGCCTGCTGCGCTGCCGCCTCTGCCTGATCCTTCTGAAGCAGCTTCTCTGCCGCCTCCTTGGCAAGGCGAGAGATTTCAATCTCGACATCTTCAGGCAGCGGCTGATCCTCGTTGGGCATTTCCACGCCCAACATCTTCTCGATCTCCCTGCGATACTGGAAGGCGACATGCTCTGTGACATGTGCCGACATCGCCTGACCGATTGCCTGAGCAAAGGGCGACTGACCAACCAGTTCGCGCAGCTTGGGATCTTGCATCGCAGCCATGTGAACAGCGATGTGTGCCTCGTGATCCTGATACTTGAACGCCTTCACAGGCTCCTGCTTCAGGATCATCATGTTTTCTGTAACAGGGTCGGCAGGCTTGATGTCTTCCTTCAGCTTGATGATGTCGTTGGCGTCAGAAATACCAAGCACCTCAAGCATCTGGCGATGTAGCTTGCCCATGTCATAGAGTTGGGGTGCCTGCTGTGCGAGTTGCAGTGCCGCCTGATACTGCATGATCCGCTGCGACATTGTGGCAGCGTTCGGGTCTGAGACAGGGATCACGTCAATACGACCGTCGAAATCTTCGGTTCGATTGAACTTTCCATCCATCTCATAGGCGTACTCGGACGGCATGTAGTCGTGGATGATGTCCGACAGCAGGCGCAGTTCCTTCTTCATGGCAGCATGAAGTCGTGCCTGAACTCCAGACATGACCTTCATGGAGCGTTCCATGAGAGCGAGCGTGGTGCCTACGGGTGCCTGTGCGTTGATGTCTCCGACCTGAATGTCAGCAACCGAGCCAACGCGGCGTGACTCTTCGACGATGTTTCCAAGCAGCGAATAGAGTACCGCTGAAGGCTCCTTGTAAGGGATAAACGTGATCGAGTCGCGGATAGCACCGCCCGGTACGTCCACATCCCGAAACTCACCCGGCATAAGAGGAGTATCGTCGCCCTTGATGCGAAGACCCCGAGCTTTAAGACCAGCAGGCAGGTTCGATAGAGTGCCAGCATCGATAAGCTGGCGAAGAATTGACGTAGCAGACTTAGCCAGTCCACCCATGATGTGGATGAGGCCAGTGCCGTAGAAGCCCAGACCCGGAAGGTACTTGTAGTGGACGAAGTGCATCCGCTTTTTTTTCTTCGAGTCATCTTCATACCAGTTCCTGCGGATGGCCAAAACTTCACGGGACGACTTGTCGAGGGTGATCACATAGGGACGAGCGATACCGTTAGGGTCGTCGAACTCTTCCGGCATGTTCATGGTCACATGCATCTCAAGGATGGTGTGCCGGTCGTCATCTTCGATAACTGCCTGCTCTCCGTCCAGTTCGTCGTACTTGTCCTGAATGTCCGTCATGTCAGGCTGGGGAGGAGGAAGTTCGATCTCCCTGTAAAGGCCAGCTACCTGAAGTTCCAAGATCTCGTTCTTGGTCTTCTTCATCACATGGGTGTAGCGCGGGCACGTCATCAGGTCGGACGCGCCATAGGACACCATGAAGTCCTCGGCAGGCACGAACATCGCGCAAGGACGCTCCATGATCGGGTCGAAGTACACCTTTTTGAAGGCAGAACCAGCCAGAGGAAGCTTGAAAAGAAGCTGCTCCAGTTCGTCCCTGTACTCCGTCATCTCCTCTGTGATGAGGTAGTTCATCTCGTCCTGAACACGCTGAGCCTGATCAGCCTTCTCAGTCGTCAGCTTGCCCATGATCTTGGTGCGAACAGGCCCTGACGCAGGGTAAAGTTCACCCATCGCCTGTGCCTGAAACCTCACCACAGCCTCTGTCAGAACAGGGTGGAACACCCCAGAAGCGCCCTGCCAAGGCTGGCTGCGATCCTCGATCTTCATACCAAGAAGATCCAGCCCCTTCACATAGGCGCGTGCCCACTCCTTGCGGGACTCCTTGTCGGCGTTGAAGTGCTCGATCAGTTCGGACGCCATCGACTGGAGCGTGGGCTCGTCGATAAACTCCGCAAGATTCGCGTCGTGCCCGGGCGCAATCTCCTCAGAAATCTCGCCCTCGAAGTCGATGATCAGGCCACCATCGCCAGTATCGATGGCAACAGCCTCCGGGTTGACGATCTCAACCTCGACCTCGTCTTCACCTTCGAGTTCGATCTCTGACGGTTCCAAGGGTTTAGCGATAGCCATCACAAGCTCCTGACCACGTTATCGACGCATGAAGCCGAACAAAGAACCCAATCCGCCAAACATGTTGAGCGGCATTCTTTGCCGTGACATGGGCATCTGGTACGGCATCTGATACATCGGCTGCCTGTACGGCATCTGGTACGGCATCTGGTACGGCATCTGGTACGGCATTTGCCGCTGGTAGGGCTGCGAGGGCTGCCATGTCGGGCTCGGTTGTTCGTTCATTCCCGGTGGACGCATATACCAAGGCACTTGGTTTCGCATGGCCGCGTCGGCCTGCATCCGCTGCATACGAATCTGCTCATTCATCTGCTGCGGCTGATCGGTACTCATGCCAACGTATG